TGCCACGGTGTCTGACCCCGCCACTGGGGAAGCCGTGTTCAGTGAGGATGACGTGCCCCTGATCCTGGAGAAGTCATCGGCTCCGGCTGACATGCTCGCCAAGAAGGCTCTCACCCTGTCGGGCATGACGGCCAAGGGTGACGTGCAGGCTGGAGTTGATGCGGCGGGGGAAGGCTCTTCCGAGACCAACACCGACGAGCAGAGTTCGTAGTTGCGTCTCGGCTAGGCCGCACAGTTGCGGAACTAGAGTACGGCTCGCCCGGTCACAGGCCCTTGTCCCAGTCCGAGTACTTGGAGTGGGTAGCCTTGGTAACAATCGTGGAACCAGAGGAACAGCGTCGCGCTAGATCCCAGCGTGGCGTCCAGGGCCGGGTGCGGAAAGGTAGGGGCTGATGTCGAGTGAGGTGATGTCAGTCCTGGCCCGTCTGGAGGGTGACGCCAGCGGGTTCATGAAGGCGTTCGGCGACGGCGAGAAGTCGTTGAAGTCGCTGGAGTCGGTGGTCGATAGCACGACGTCCAGTGTGGACTCGTCCATGAAGGACGCGGAGAAAGCGTTCGACGGTCTCGGCAAGGAGGCTGAGCAGTCGAGCGACGAGGTTGAGAAGTCCTCGGAGGAATCGGCTGATGCGACGGAGAAGTCGTCTGGCCGCATGAAGGGTGCCCTCGAAGTCGCTGGCGCCGGGTTCGCGGTGATGGCGGCGGCGGCGGCGGCGGCTTCGGCAGTCCTGATCGACGCCACGATGTCCGCGGCGGCATATGCCGATGACATCCTCAAGGCGTCCACGGTCACGAACATCGGGACCGACGCTTTGCAGGCGTACAAGTATGCGGCGGAGGTGTTGGACGTCCCCTTCGAGACCATGCAGTCGTCCCTGGGCAAGTTGACCAAGAGCATGAGCGCGGCACAGGCTGGGACTGGTGCCCAGGCGGATGCGTTCGCCAAACTGGGAGTGCAGACCACCAACGCAGACGGTTCACTCCGGGACGCGAATGCCGTGTACTGGGAGGCGATGGATGCCCTCGGCGGATTGGCGAACGAGACCGAGCGCACGGCAACGGCTCAGGAGTTGTTTGGCCGCTCTGGCGCCGAACTGGCCCCGCTGATGGAGGCGGGGTCGGCAGGCTTCGAGAAACTGACCACGGCGGCAGAGGACGCTGGCGCGATCATGTCCGGCGATGCCCTCAACTCGCTTGGTGCGTTCGATGACAAGATGAAGATGCTCCAGTCGACGACCGACGCGACGAAGAACGCCATCGGCCTGACCTTGTTGCCTGTCCTGGACACCCTTGCGGGCGAAGGCGGTGCGGCGTTCGGGGAACTGAACAAGGCCCTGCTCGACGCCAACGGTGACTTGTCCAAGGCAGGACCCGCGTTCGGGGACTTCGCGAAGAGCATCGTGTCGGGACTCGGCGACGCAGTGCCGATGGTGCTGGACATCGCAATCGACCTCGTGAATGGGCTTATGACTGGACTCATCACAGCAGTACCACAGATCGCCGCATCGGTGCCTCCCATGATCCAGTCCCTGCTGGGAGGTCTGATCGGGATGTTGCCCACGATCATCACCGCGGGCATGAATGTCGTGGTGTCGTTGGTGACCGGAATCGCACAGGCTTTGCCTACCCTGATCCCCACCCTGGTGCAAGGGCTCCTCGACGCGGTGTCGGCTCTGATCGAATCCCTGCCGCTGATTCTCGACGCTGGTCTCCAGTTGGTCATGGGACTTCTGGAGGGAATCATCACGGCGATCCCCATGCTCATCGAAGCGTTGCCGACCCTCATCATCTCGATTGTCGAGTTCATCGTTGGTGCGATCCCCACCATCATCGACGCGGGACTTAAGTTGTTCCTGTCGCTGGTAGATGCGTTGCCAACCATCATCGACGGCATTGTGGTAGCGATCCCCGCGATCATCGAAGGCGTACTAGGAGCAGTCCTCGACGCGCTCCCGCTCATCATCGAAGCCGGTGTGGGTCTGTTCACATCTCTGATCGAGAACCTGCCCACCATCATCACCGAAATTGTGAAGGCTATCCCCGACATCATCACCGGGATCATCGACGCGTTCAAGAACTCGTGGCCGCAAATGAAGCAAGTCGGCACCGACCTCCTCAAAGGCATCTGGGAGGGAATCAAGAACTCGAAGGACTGGTTGCTGGACAAGATCGGCGGGCTCGCGGACGACGTCATCAGTGGCGTCAAGGGGTTCTTCGGAATCCACTCCCCGTCCAGGGTATTCGCCGACATCGGTGAGAACCTCGGCCTTGGCTTGGTGGAGGGCATGGAGTCCACCACCGGGATGGTGCAGTCCGCGATGGACAGCCTCATGGCGTTGCCGACCGAGACCGAACTGTCGTTCAGCGCAACCGGAGCCATGACCGGTGGAAGCGGGACGCGGACAGCATCCAACCCATCTGGGGAGAACATCGTGGTCAAGCAAGACTTCCACATCTACTCGCCGGTGAGCGCGGACCCGCTCGAATCCACCAAGGAAGCCGCGGGCCTCATGCGTGCGGGCCTCTCGTTGGCGGGGCTGTGACATGGGGTTCCTCATCAACGGAATCGCACTGGACCAGCCCTCAAAGTCGTGGGTCGTGTCGGAGAAGTCCAAAGTCATGGGAGCGATGGCTCGTCGCATCCAGTCCCTGACTCGACCAGGACGCGACGGGGTGGTTCGGGTTCCCTCAGACTTCGACACGGCAACGTTCACCCTCGTGGTCAACTCCCCGCGGGCGAACGTCGGCCCGCTCGTTGCTCTGTTGCAGGCACCCGACGCTGTGCTCACCGACTCTGCCAGGGCGGGCCAGCAGGCGGTGTTGGACCTCGTGTCGCTCGACTACCCGCGCCTCGCCCCTGGAGACCGTGTGGTGGCTGTGACAGCCATGTACCGGTTGACCGACCCGTTCTGGCGGGACACGTCCGACTCCACCACCTCCGCAGTGTCGCTCGCCTCCGGCATAGGCCATGTGGACCCGTGGGTTGGTGGCTCCGCACCAGTAGCAGACGCCCTGATCCTCGTGCATGGTCCGGCCACGTCAATCGACGCAGTGGACAACCTCACCGGCGCTGGTTTCCAGTGGGAGGGCACGCTCGACTCGTCGCACTCCCTGGTGTACGACATGGAGTCGCAGGAAGCCAGGATCACGGTGGGAGCATCATTCACTGGAGGAACCGACGCAACGTCGGGTCTCGCCATGATCGGGGACAGGATGCGGCTGTGGCCGGTACTCGACTCCGGGACACTCAACACTGCGGCACGGTTGGACGTCACTGTCGTTGGGTACGGGGCGATGTCCGAAGTCCAGGTGAAGGGCCGAGCCGCGTATGCCGTCTGACCTCCGTCTCCGTCTCCGTAGGTACTCCCCTGCCGGTGTGCGCGGTGTCGTCATCGACTACTCCGCAATGTCCGTGTCGATGCCGTCGGGTGATGCGTTTGCGATCCCCAGTTGCCAGGTATCGGTCCGCGCGTACGAAGGCTTGTCGTTCCCAATGCTTGCCGGTTTGGAATGGTCGACCGGCGACCCCGACCAGCCAGTCCCAGGTGGCCTGTACCTGCTGTCCACCGACACGCACGACGCGGTGGATGTGGCGAAGGTCCATTCGCTCTCCGGGGTGCAGTTCGTACCGCTGATGCTCGGTGGAGCAAAGGTGTTCGCGGCGCCCGGCGGAGATGCAAAGAAGCGGGTGCTCTCGGGTACAGCGGGGTCGATTGTTGGTGACCTTGTGGGGGAAGCGCAGTTGCGTGGGTGGTTTCCCGACCTCACCCTCACCTTCTCAGACTCACACGACTCAGGAACCACGGCGTGGGATGTCACCCTTGACGCGTTCGAAGTCACAGTCGGAGTGTCCGTCTGGTCCGTGCTCTCCTCGCTGACCAAAATGCTCGCCTGCGAGTTCACCGCCGACTTCACCGCGGGCGCACACGTCCTCAACCTGTGGAACCCCGGACACGGCGCAGACCTCAGCGGAACCGTCAGCATCGCACCGGACGCGACGTCGATCCCCGTGAAGCAGGACTACTCCAATGTCGCCACTCACCTGCTCGCCCAACTCGACGACGGGACAGTCATCGAGCACGCAGTCGTGGGCGCCCCCGTCACGTACGGTCGAGTCGAGTCATGGGTCGGACTCGGAGGAATCACCGACCCCGTGTACGCGGCAGGTCTCCTCGCGGCCCTTGACCCAGGCGCGGCCACGCCGTCCAAGGAACTGTCCATCACACGCCAGGCCATCTGGTCGATCAAGTTGCCGATCCGCGACTACCTGCCCGGCGACACCGTGCGGTACCGCGCCGACGGTGGCAACTGGCTCAACGGTCGAGTCATCGCGATCACGCTCAACTGCGAAGGCCCCAAGGTCACCGTGCAGGAAACGTTCGGCACCATCATCCTGGACACGGCTACGCGCATCATGGGCCTGGTAGCCGAGTCCACCGGCGGCATCGGCAACATCGGCAACACAGGCGGCGTCACTCCACCCACCCCCGACGTCGCGAACCCCTCCACGCCAACAGGCTTCACATCGGACCCCGCAGGGTACTGGGACGAGAACGGCCAAACGCAGGGCATGGTGACGTTCGACTGGAACCCTGTGACGACGTCCGACACCGGCGGTCCAATCCTCATCGAGAAGTACGAACTGCTGATCCGCGACACCACCCTTGGTCTGACAGACACGTACGAGGTTGCCGCGGCCTTTGACAACTCCCTGATCCTCACCACGGGGTTCCCCACCGGCTCATCCTGGGAAGCACAGGTGGTCGCAGTGTCGACCGGCGGTGGACGATCCATCCCGTCGGCCCCGGACACGTTCACCATTCCCTCACCCGCCGCGGGAGTCGTCGAACCAGTGGCACCTGTCGTGGTCACGGGTACCGGCATGGCGATCATCACGCCCGTGTGGGAACAGGACACCATGCCGTCGCCCACTGCGATGCCAGAGCAGGTGTCTCGAATCGACGTGTACGCGTCCATTGACGACGGTGCGACCGGGTGGGCGATGATCGGATCAGCGATGGCCGACGGCGACCAGGTGAAGCACGTCACTCTCCCTGGTGACGAATGGTGGTTCGCCTGCAAAGCGGTGACCTCGGACGGCCAAGAGACGGCGCTGAGCGCCTCAGAGTCTGTGCTGGTTACGGGCGTCGGTGTACCGGACATGTCGGACCAAGTGTCGCTGATCCTCACCGGACCCCTCGTGGAGACGAACCCGGGTGTGAGCCTTGGGGTGAAGGTCAGCGCGGGTGGCATTGTGGCGTACGACAACCTGGGGGACGTGACGTTCCTGGTCGACTCGTCGACAGGTGAGGTGTACTTCCGCGATGGGCTCATCGACGGCTCGGTCATTGCGGCAGGGACCATCCAAGCCACCGCCATCGAAGCGGGCGCCGCGTTCGTTGACCTCATCCAGTCCATCAGCGACCAGTTGGACCTGTCTGCCAACACCAGTGTGCAGATCGTGGTGGGTTCACTCCTCGACCCCTTGCAAAGCCAAGTCGATGGGATCGACACCGAGTTGGGTGACCAGCGGGTGTACTTCACGTTCGACGCCTCGGGCTTCACGGTGTCTCAACCGGGAGACCCCATGGCGTTCCGGGTGGGCGCCGGTGAAGCCAGCATCCTCGCCAACGGCAACGTGGTGTCGTACTGGAACGAGTCCCAGTTGGTCGTGCCGTCCATCCTCATCGAGAACGGACAGATCGGAAACCACCTGTTCACCAAAGACGGCTCGACCGGGACTGTTGTGAAAGCAGTATTGTGAGCGACATGACGAGCGTTCGAGAGTGGATCATCGACGGCGGGACCCCAGACGGTCGAGCCGGTGATAGTGGATTCCGGGTGCTCGCAGAGACAGAGGCCGAGGCCAGGGACGCGTACTTGTCCCCCCTCCCCGACGGGTGGAGCATCCGAACCATCCGACCGGTGACGGGAGAGTAGCGCATGGCTATCACCCTCGCAGTCGGAACACCACAGACCCTCACCAGCGCGTTCTCCGCACGTCCTGTCGCACTCGACCTCATCCTGACCCTCACCTCACAATCCATCGCGGACAACAAGTCCTACGGCACGTGGTCACTGCAAATCCGTGAGACCACCGACAGCACCTCCAAGCGCAACTACCACGACTGCGTGGCGTCAGCCACCGTCAACACGCCGGTGTTCTCCGCGTCAAACCTCGACTACGACTTCAACCTCACGTGGGAAACCATCGGCGTCTCCAGCGGCACGTGGGAGGTCGCTCACAACGCTGACGGCACCAAGTCGTTCAGCGCCTCCGCCTCATACGACGGCAAGGCGCCCATCGGCACGGCATCGGTCGCGGACACGGTCAACCTCCCCACAATCCCACGCGCCACCACCCCCACGCTGTCAACCTCAACACCCGACACCGGCGCCGCAGTCACCGTCAACCTCGCGCCCGCGTCCTCCGGGTTCTCCCACCGCCTCCACTGGGCGTTCCAGCCCGGCACAGGTGGCACTGCGATAGACAACAAGATCGTCGGCCTCGCAGGAGGTGGAGGGTCAGCAACCGGCACCGTAGAAGGCGCCTCAGCCGATGGCACGCCCGGAAACTACTGGGGAGTGCCAGCCGGAACCACTGCCCCAAGTCCACCCAGACATCGGGCCACGCGTCCCACCGCGTGAACCAGAGGACGTGTTCAGCGTCGAGACGGGGGAGGACGCT